CTTTGCCAATCTGGATTATCTTTGCACCACTGAGACCACTCAGTAATGCTCATCTTTACTTCCTTCTGTTCTCCAGTCTCCTTATTAATCACAGGATAAGTTGCCATGATTACTCCCCATATAATGAGAGAAAATCTAACATAGATTCAATCTCTAATCCCTTTTGACTCTCGTCTGAGAGTGGAGCACCTGGTCCATGTTCTTCAGGTGTATGAACTGGTTTGTTCTCTTCAGTCATTCTTCTTCCTCATTGGTACTTGAATTGTCCATGCTGGAGATACAAGATCTACCATGTCAAAGTTCTTCTCGAACTCTTTCTTTGCCTTCTCTTGACGCTTCCTCTCTGCCTCAAATGATTTAGCAGGTTCATCACCTGCTGTCTCACCATAATGAGGACGATTTGGATCTGGTTTATCTAGGTACTCTAGTATAGCACTGTCAACCATACCATATAAAGTATCCCACGTTAAACTATATTGAAGTTCATGAGTGAGTTCCTCTATACGTTCATCAGTCATCTCATCACTCACTTCTAAGAATGATGACCTGATTGATACAAGTTCAGTTAGATCAATTCTGATTTCATTTTGTCTATAGATCGCCATCAGTCCACCCTAATGCTTGTGAAATAATTGGAAACTCAGCAACAAAAATGTCACGGATATGTTCTGCGACTTCTTTATGCTCCTGCTGTGTTCCATGACCAGATCGTAAATTTATGTAATGAATCCAACTACGGACACTACCTGTCATGTAGAGACGAGTAAGAGTTGCTTGAGGTAATACCATTCTAGCACACTCCTTAGCAACACCCTGCTTTAGTAAACTATTGTATAGGTCAAGAGCATCGTCAAAATGCTTCTCAATAGTTGCCTCCATGTATGCTTTATCACGAGGATTAATATCATCAATGGAGTTCTGTCTATTCTTTAAGTCCTGACTACGTAAATCTGGAGTTGGAATACTCAACTGTAGTGCTGTACTATCAGCATAGCGTTGAGAGAACTGTTGAAAAGTAAAACTTCTATGTCTTAATATCTGAGTGGCAATTGCTAGTGATGTATTAATCTCAACAGTCATGAAAGCATGCTCAAAGATGCTCCAATGCTGATGTTTAATACAATACTTAAGAAGACCCTCAAAGGAATCACTGTCTTGATTCTTGGGGTTGCTCACACGAGCACAGTATGCAATGTTCTTCTCTGCTTCAGGGGTAACAGAGACAGGAATAATTTTAGTTCTCATCAATAAAATCTTTTAATGTGTATAGACTTATGAGTTCTAGACCTGCTAACTTCATAGCAGTATCCGCTTCACCATTCTCTTGCCTATCTACTATAGATACGACACGTTTAACTTCGTAACCACCATCACGGAGTTGTTTGACTGCTTTAATTGCAGACCCTCCTGTTGTGATCACATCTTCCAATACAGTTACCTTAGTTCCCTCTGGAAACTCTGGTCCTTCTATCCATGCTGCTGTTCCATGACCTTTAGGTTCCTTACGAACTATGAGAGCATCTACAAGTCTCTGATCTAAAGCAGAACAAACTGCAACACCAGACACTAAAGGATCAGCACCAAGAGTAAGACCTGCTACTACAGGAGTATCAACATGTTCTAGAAGCATCATGGAAGCAAGAGTAAGTCCTCTTCCAGTCAATGTAACAGGTTTACAGTTGACATAATGCTCACTAGTTTTACCAGATGAAAGAGTATACTCGCCCTTCTTATAGGCAAACTCTTTGAGTCTGGTTAAAAGTTCATCCTTCATCTAAGTAATCTCTAAAAATTGTAAGTGCAGAGTTCCAATGGAGGAATTGTCCTGCCTGATTAACAGGAACAAAACACAGAGTCCATCTTCCTTGTGATGTAGGATTGTTTGTGCCATGTAAGACTCCTACATTGACTAGACTAGGACGGTTAGTGTTTGCTTCATAAAGAAGTTCACAATCCTCTTCCTTTGCCCAAAGATTATGGTGTTCCTCGGTAGTGTACTCACCAGTACCTTGGAATGATTTCTTTACTACTTTATCAGACTTCCACCATTGTGTCACTCCTTCGTCAGGACCCCATGTCATATTAATCTTTGCATGATTAGTATAACTTGCATGATCAGTATGAATAGGTATCTTACCACCAGGTGGTGTGTAGAATACTTCCTTTATGAATAGAGTAAGACCAAGATCATTGAACCACTCTTCCATAGGATAGAATGGATAGTCATTAATATAATAGTGCAATACTTTATTACCCTGTTGACTAAAGTTAGGCAACGGGGCAATAGTAAAAGGTAAATTTATATACTTGTGATACGTATTAGTCTGCGTAGCCATCGTCATCATCAAAGACCTCATCATAATCGTGTGGTTGAGCAGTAGAGAATGCAGGAGTGTTGTATTGATCTACGTCAGAATATATCTCTGACTCTAACTCCTCTACTATCTCCTTTAGAGCCATGACCAAGACTTTTAACTTACCTCTGTTTAATTCCATTAATCCTTTTGACTGGGTGCTCTAAAATATTTGTTAATAACATCTATCTGATCATGATACCTTGCAATCTTATCTAGTTCAGTCTGAATTGCTTCAGTGATATCTGAATGCTCTCCAATACCTACAGGATGCTCTAAGTATACATTAACGTTTACCTTATGCTTTTCAATCTCACCTTGAGCATGTGCCAACACTGCTCTTAATAATTGTTCTCTCATGTGTAGCATTTTCACTCCTTTACATAGTGATATTATATATTAAAAAAGGGAGGGTGTAAACCCCTCCCTTTTTTTATTCTTTTTTTGTACTAGATGGTTGGACGTGCTAGAGATGCGTCTCTAGACAGATCCGCTTACATACGCTCTCATTGTCATCACACTCGACTAGGCACTGAAAATAATCGTTTATAGCGTCGTTGGTTTCTGATTCTACTTCTGGATGGTTGTTATTCCAACCTGCTAATTGATTATAGGAAATTAGATTGTGCATTTGATGACCTCATGTTAAGTTTTTACCTTTTTTTACTCATAATATAAGAGCATTTAGAGCATTTGTTCCTCCTGTTCTACAAAAATATTTATATAAGTTTTGTCTGAAAATGCTGATAATTTAACAAAAATTTATGCCTATTAGAAAACCTTATGGGTCGAAAAATACCTGCGATAAATTTTCCGACTTTTTTGGAAACGAAAAGCAAAAAAGGTGGAGTGACCCACCTTATGCTTATGCGTATGCAAGTGTTCGATCAAGCATTGCAAAGTTCTTTTTGGAACTTGACTCCACGGTAAGTCATCTCTGACTTAGTGCAGGTCTCTTGCTTGCGATCATTGGTGTCGTACTTAACACCACGGTATGTGACTTGTGCCATTGGATTTACTCCTAAAGTAGTTGGGGTTTTAATTCCGTTCCTTTAGTCGGCTTTTGCGTCCCACTCACAATGAGGTGTCTCTTCTATCACTACGCTGATCATCTCAGCTCGTGTCTCTTCTTCTATCTTAAACTCATTCATCTTATCTAAAAGAATCTGAGCGTCGATACAAGTAAAGGCGGTTGCAATAACTGCTAGATGAAACATGGGATGAACGATTCCGTTCCGAGTCGGCTTACTTGCGTCCCTAATGGGATGAACGATGTGTTAATAATAACACATTTCAATTATTTATGCAAGTAGAACTGTATAACTTGTTACATTTACAGATCCATCTCTATCTCATCTGGACAAAGCATAGCAGCAACAAGATCTTTAGCTTGTCTATTGTGTTCACACAATTTATTCATCCAAATTCTTTCTTCTAGTGTAACAGGTACACCATCAGTGGTCTTCATCCTACAGCAAATGTCTGTAAGTTCTAGTCTGTATCTCGTGCTTAACATGTTCAATTGCGATGGGTAAAATACGATGTTCTTCTTTTTGAATACTGCGAGTCAATGTCTCAACAGTATCTTCAGGACGGATAGGTATCTCTCTTGATTGACAGATGACTTCTCCAGAATCTAATTCTTCAGTGACATAGTGAACACTACATCCCGTATGAGAATCTTTACTATCTATAGCCTGTTGGACTGCATGCAATCCTTTATGCTTAGGTAGTAATGAAGGGTGGACATTGATAATAGTCCTAGGGAATGCTTTAATAAAATCTGCTGAGATTACTCGCATCCAACCCGCAAGAACTACAAGATCAACACGCCATGCTTTAAGTAACTGAATGATCTGATCCTCATCCTTCATCTTTATACAACAGTGAGCGATACCTAGTTTGTCTGCTCTCCTAGCAGCACCACATTCTTTTTTATTGTGTATCATCAACACAACCTGATCTTGATTACAAACTCTAACTATATTCTCAAAGTTTGAACCATTACCTGAACATAATACTGCTAGTCGCATACAACCTCTCCAATAATGTGTGATTTGAATCCATGACCATCAATTATTACTTGAGCATCCACTGCAACCTGTTCATCAGGAACTACTAAACAATAACCTATACCTAGGTTAAAGGTAGTCTTCATCTCTTCTTCTGGTATCTCACCAGCACACATAACCTTACTGAATATCTT